CGGGAGGTGTCCTTGGTATTACTAAGGACACCACCCGATTTGCTCCGCGCTGGATCTTTGTGCACCGGAGGCCGGCGTGCATTCGTGCGCCACAAATTCAAATATGTTATTTAGAACATGGTTGTACGTAAGCGTTCTCGTTCTGTCGCCCGGCGCGGTGTACGCGGATTCAAAAAATCAAACATGCGGAAAAGGCGGTATGTCAAAAAGCAAGGCTGGCGGGCAAAGACAGTAAAGCGCATGGCTGACGTAGACAAGACGGCGACGCTATGTAAATATGATCGGTTAACCGCTACAACAATTACAAACATGCCGCAAGGATATATGGTCTATGTTGACATGACTGACGTCAAAGGTGTTCTTGTGACAGATGGCTTCACTGACTCGGGTATCAAACCCAACCGACGCTTGTCCAACAACATTGATATGCGTGGATGGAAATACCAACTTCATGTCCAAAACAAAAGTAAAACACCACAGATCTTCCACTATGCGATGGTGCGGAGTCGACGAACTGATTCACAAGTCTTCTCGTTCACGGATTTCTTTCGTGACTACAATGACTCAAGGGATTTGGATTTTAATGCTGGCTTATTCGCACAGAATTATCATAATCTACCGATCAATCCTGAGGCATATGATGTCCTATTCCATAAAAGAACCAACATTCCAGGCATAGCATTGCAAAGTGTTGATTGGTTAGCTGGGTCTGCTAAGGATCAGAATTGGAGGAAGCTTGCAGGGTATGTTCCATACAAGAAGCCAGTCACGTATGATGACGACAACGCGTTGCCGCCAAACCCAAGACCCATCTTCATGGTCATGTGGACGGCTGAACCGTTTAGCATTAGTGGAAGTCCCATGGACAAGGTAGCAGATGTGCTCCGTCTGCACGCAGACTGTGTCGCAGTGTTCAAAGATGCTGGCGGGGGCAAGTAGTTCGTCGCGCACTTCGTGCCAAGGTTTTTAAAACAGTGAATGGATCCAGTCGTGCAGGTCGCGGCTCGTCACTTGCTGTCGCTACGTTGCGGCCTTAGTTAAATGTTTGTTGTTAGGCACACGGAGGCTAGCTACGCAGGCGCTACGCGCCCTCTCGTTAGTAACAGTTAGTTTAAATGTTATTGCCTAGAATGCGAATCACCTTGTAACGGTCTCTAGTCATTGCGGTCCTGTCAGGGTCTTCATTACAGAATACGACAACTAGAGGGATCTTCGTCAAGATCTTCATACCACTTTCGTATTTCGGAGAGAAGATAAGTTGATCCTTCATCATCTCCAACACTGAGTACTGAAGAAACTGCATCTGGTTACGAGGAACATCAAAGAGGAACACGGATTTTGTGGCGTCAATAGCGTAAGCAAGGTCGTCACGCTTTCCAATTTTCATAACCTGAACCTTATCGGGATAGTTCGAAATAGCCCAACGAGTAAACCAACTCTTACCAGCGTTTCCTACTTCGTCGATGACAAACTGTACTGTTCGAGGAGGTCCCTGCTCTTCAGCCACCATTCCGGCAAGCCGTTCCTGCCAAGCTCCACGGGGAACCTCGCCTCCAACAAGGCTTGGAGGGGGGAGATAGGCTTCGCAGATTTCGAAGACTCGTTTAGGGTATCGAGCATAGAGTCCGGGATTATAGAGAATAACCTCTCGTTTAGTTGGAAGGCGTCCGAGTCCGACAACCCATTCTTGAAGTAAGACCCAATCGGTCCGCTTTCCTGGAGCTGGCTCCAAGAGAACTCCAAATTCTTCGAAGGCTCCGTCTTTCTTGCAGTAGTCCGAAGCAAGAGTGGCGGTGGAATGAGCTCCGAGGGGTTCGACATGGATGCGGGTACGAGCAGAGAGGAGTCGTTGAACAATACTTCCGCGGGTGGATCGCTTGAAGGAGATGAATCCTTGGAGATGGAGAGTTCCGGTAGTGGGGGCAACTTCATGTCCGAATATAAGGTACTGCACACGAGTGCTTGCACCAAGCGTCCGGATAATGGCAACATCATCGGCAACATAATTGTTGAACGTAAACACCCACGATTTCACTTGACGATTCATGATGAGGATTTTTTGTGAGAGAGGACGGGGCGGGAGGTGTCCTTGGTATTACTAAGGACACCACCCGATTTGCTCCGCGCTGGATCTTTGTGCACCGGAGGCCGGCGTGCATTCGTGCGCCACAAATTC